TACCAGGTTCACACTTCCGATCTGTATGCCGTCCACTTTGTCGTCTGTGTACTTCTCCTGGTCGGCGATCGAAGGCGTCCATGCCGTCACCTTGTTTCCTGTTTCGACCTTCGCCATTCTGAATGCGGCGACAGTTCCTTCTTCCGACGGACGGATATAGAAAATGAATGCTGCGTCATTCCTGATAGACTTCTGTATGGCCTGCACACGTATCCATCTGTTCGTTTCTTCGGCCGGGAGATCGTACTGGTATTTGTCGGATTGTTCGACGCCGAATATCACCGAACAGGGCTTATTGACATGGATATATACGGAAGCCGCATAATATCCGTCTTTTTCGATAATGCCCGAAGAATTATGAAAGACGCCCGATACATATCCGACGGCCTTGTTTTTAACGACGAGACAGTCGTATCCGTCGAATTTCTCATTGACGATCGTCGCGCCGGAATCGACGCTGTATTTGATCCACCAGCTTCCGATGGTTATCGACCGGGAATCATTCAGGAGATTCACTCCGCCTACTTGTATATTATCCACCTTTCCCTGCGAGATCGCATCGGCCACGAGGTTCGAGAACCTGCTCACCTCGGCGTCGTAGGCCGCGAACGCGGCATTGTAGGCGGATCGCTGTTCGGCCGAGAGCGTCGTGTCCGTGTCGTTGTTCACGGCCACGGTCCCCGTGAGGAAATTCACGAGTGCGGAGTATGCCGCCGCAAGGTCGGCTATCGACACGCCGTATGTCGCGGCGTCGTTCTGATAGGAGGTATATGCCTTCTGAATCTGCGCGAGGCGGTTTCGCAGGGATGCCTTCTCCTCGCGCGAGATCACGCCGTCGGAGGACATCTGCCGCAGCCGCACCTGACTGTCGTCCACTAACTGCCAGTCTGCGGCCGACGCGGTCTCCTGCTGCCCCTTGTCGGCATTGGATATATAGACGGTCGTTTCGAGCGTTGCCCCGGCCCCGGACGAGCGGAACCATACGTCGTTCACCGAGTAGGGCACGGCGGGCGTTGTCGCCCCGAAGAATATCCGCGCCTTCGTCCCGGCCAGCCCGAGGGCCTCGCGTGCCGTGGCGATGGCTGCGGCGCCTCCGCTGTCGGCGATGCGCACCCATTGGTAGGCGTTGTTCTCGAAGGCGAACTTGTAGCGCTCGTAGGCCGCCTGGCCATCGACCGTGGTCTTGCGGTCGTAGTAGTCTCCGATATGCCGTTTGCGCTCGGTGTCCGAGGTCCATTGGTTCGCCGGATAGTTCGAGAGCGTCGGAACCTCTTCGCCGCCCCACGAGACGATCGACCCGTCGATCTGGGCTTGCAGGTCGGGGAGGATCGTCTCATTGATGTTGTTCACGACCCCCTGCAGCTCCTGCGAGAGCTGCAAGGCTCCCTGCGAGGCGGTGTTCACGGCCGTGAGCATGTATTTGTTCGCCTCCTCCAAGCGTGTCCCGAAAGTCCCGTAGGCGTTGTTGAATAGGGTGTACTTCGCGTCCACGTCGGCCTGCTCCCCGGGGGATGCGATGCCGTCGTCGGCCGCCGTGGCGATCGCGGCGAGCAGATCGGCTGCGGCGGTGTCGAAGGCGCTCTTCGCGGCCTGCAGGTTCGACTTCGCCGTGCCGCCCAGCAGCGGGTTGCCGTATATCTCCGCATAGGCGGCATCCGCAGCCTTCCGGGTTTCGTTCACCGAGTTCGTGTACTTCTCGATGGCGGCCGCCTCGGCGCGGTCCACGATGCCGTCGGCGAATGCCTCGTCGGTGAAGTTCTTGAGCGAATCGACCCCTGCGGCGGCATTGTCCGCGGCCTGCTGTGTGCTGTTTGCCTGCTCCTGAAGGGATACGAGCGGTTCGACGGACGTTTTGAGGTCTACGGTCTGCTCATTGACCGTATAGGCTTCGGTGTGCAGTACGGGTGTCCCGGCATTCGTCGCGAAGAACCGATATACGCCGCCGCCCCGGACATATATGTATTCGTTCGAGGAGTTTCCCATCTGTCCGACGGAGCCGATGGGAGGCGTCTCCGTCCATCGGTACTGGTATTCTTCGACGACCCGGTTATGGTAGTTCGATCCCCATCCGTTTCCGTTATTGTACCATACGGCCTGGCATGAGAAGCTTCCGGGCCTGTTGCTATATGTTGCCCACGCGGGATTTCCGGGCTGCGTGTCGCTCAGGTTCACGCGGACCGTGATTTTCGACCGGGCGATGCCGTTCAACTTGATCGTCACGGGATAGTACGTGTTCTGATCGAGCTTCGAGGCGTCGATCTGCGTCTCCACACCGTTCACAGCTTCTCCGGCGGTCTCGTCGGCGTACTTCTCCTGGTCTGCGATGGACGGCGACCACGACAATGCGGGCCTGTTTCCCCGGACGAGCATGATCTCATCGAATCGGACGATATTTCCGGATGTGGCGCCCGCCGGCCCGGCATAAATCAGCAGAAGCGCTTTTTGTGCGATAACATCCTCGTGTACGGAGAATATGATGTTACGATTGTCCGCAGAGAGCTCTGCTCTGTCCGTCAGCCATATATTCTTATCCTCCCCGGTGATTACCGTGGTGAATTTCGTGGGCGATCCGGCAATAATCTCGATATTTCCGACAGACAAGGCGAGCTGTTCCCCGGCCCGCACACCTCCGTTTATGGGAAAATGTTCGTGCACGTAATTAAATTTGTCTCCCTCCAGGGCCGTGCTCGTCACGCTTTTCGAATTATCTACCAGGTTCACACTTCCGATCTGTATGCCGTCCACTTTGTCGTCTGTGTACTTCTCCTGGTCGGCGATAGAGGGAGACCACGACAAAGCAGGCTTGTTACCTCGGACAAGTGCCAGCCTGTTGTAGGCGACGCTTCGGCCCGCTGCCTGCGTCTTTACGCCGGAATACAGTACGAGCATAGCCTGGGAGCTCGTCGCCGTTATTTCGAAAACTCCGGTATAGGGCCCACCGACGGGGAGTGTCAGGAGGTTCGATGCCTCTGTCGTTACGGTTCCGTCCTCCGAATTCCATATCTGCGCGTCGAATCCGGATACGGCATCCCCGGTCAGCAACTCGACGGATTCCACCGAGACGGCATACCGTTCACCGGCTTCGACTGCACCCAGAGGCCATGCCTTGAAGTTGTTGGGTCCGTAACCCATCGGTACGACCATTCGCTCCGAGCCGTCGATAAGGTTCACGGCGGAAAACTGAATGTTCCCGACCTCCTTCTTCGCCTCCTCAGCCTCCTTCCGGGCGTCGTCGATCTGCTGTTGCTGGGCCTTGAACTCGGAGAGGTTTCCCAGCCCGGACGAATCGGCCCCGAACGTGACGTCGGCCTTGATGCGCAGCCTGCGGCGCTCCTCGCCCTCCTTCTTCTGGTAGGTGATCCAGGAGGACTTCGAATCGGCGAGGTCGCGGTCGCCGAAGAACATGTCTCCGTAGGCATACATGTACGCTTCGCCCGTCTGGGGATTCACGCCCATGCCGACGTAGTTCTTCTCCGAGAGCGAATAGGCGTCGATATGGGCATACACTTCGACCGATCCGCCGTCGAGCGGGTCGATGACGATGGCCGACTGACGCGTTATGTCGCTGCGGTTGCCGAACTGCGCGATCTCGTCGCCCGCCTCGGGAGAGGCGGATCCGTCCGCGTCGCTCTTCGACAGCTCGACGTAATCCTCCCCGACGGCCGTGACGAGCCGCCAGTAGTATTTTATGATCGTGTGCTGCGTGGGATCGTATCGCTGACACCGCACCTGGTCGCCGGTCGTGAGACCGCTGTAGCGCTTCCCCTCCTTGTTGTCGTAGTAGCAGCGGAATGCCGTTTCCAGCTCCTCGACGCGTGTGATCTCGCAGCCGCCGTTGGAGAAGACCGTGGCGCCGACGCGGAACGTCACCTGATTGATGACCGCCTCGTTGAAGATGGCTTCCTTGCGGATTTTCAGGATGTCCGCCTCCAGTACGGCATTGCCGTTCCTGTCGCGGTAGGCGCCGAATCCCGATCCGGAGAAATCTCCCTGGCGGAAGTCTTTCGAGACAACCGAACCGCCTATCGTGATGTCTTTGTCGAAAATTACATCAGCTTCAACCGTTCCTCCACGTCGTTTATTAAGGAATTCCCGCTCGCTTTTACGCGATGAATAAAGGGTCGTATCGCTTGCCAGGGTCTCTTCCCAAGAGCGAATGATATCCGGAAACTCCGACGACACCTGTTTCGTCAACCGCTCAACCGAGGCGATGTTGCTCTCGATACGGCTGATGCGGCCGGTTGAGAGTACGTCGCTCATCTTGAGTGTCATGCTCCCAGGCCGGACAACCGAGCGCGAGATCGACACGATGCGGGTCTCGCGGAATCCCGTATCGGGGAATGCTTCGGCTGATTCCAGTCGGATCCGTTGCCCGGGCTGCAGGTCGAGAGCCCGGCGTTCGATGACCGTGAAGTCGGTCGGTGCCTGCCAGACGGAGACATCCTTGCGATTGTCGGCCATGAACCGGTCCACAGCCTCCTTGTACTCCTGCTCGGCGGCCGGGTAATAGCTTTCGGGCATACGGATGTTCCAGAGGATGTATTCGTCGCCCGGTGCCGGGATCAACGGCTCGGACGGCAGTTGCAGATCGTCGTCATAGGGCCACTGTGTGATGATCTCGAACTCCTTTTTCTCCGTGTCGTAGTTCACCTCGAACTCGCGGCCGCGCAACTCGCCCGACTGGAAAGTCACCCGCTTGACCAGCCCGCCGATCTCGTATTGATTCGGATCGAACGGGATGTCGGGGTCGGTGAAATGCCAGATCGTAAAGGACTCGCCGTCATCGCCCATCGCCTCCTCGTGGCGTACCGTGCCGACCTGTCCGACGCGCCGGGGGAAGATACCCTCGAAAGCTGCCTGCTCATAGTGCTCGATGATGCCGAGCCTGGTGTCCTGCTCGACATATTTCACCCCGCCGGGCAACTGCAGGCGGGCATGGCCGTAATAGTCGGGATCGATATTGCGCGAGGAACCCACCGGGAAGAGCCGCGTGAAGAACTTCACACCGTCGGCTGTAGTGCGCGAAATGCCGCCTATCAGTCCGTTACCGTACGACAGCGGGATGGGCTCGCCGAACTCGCAGCGCGAGATATTGAGGGTCATGCCGTCGAACCACCATTCTGTTTTTGCCGCCGCGGAGAGCTCGGAAAGTGCATCGGAGGCGTATTTGCCCGTGTATTCGATATCGATGTACTCCGAGACGACTACTTCGCCGACTTTCCATTCTGTTGTACCGGTTCTGCGATTCATGTTCGCGACAATGAGCGCGGCATGTTCGCGTGCCGGAGCAGAAAGTGTCAGTACGGGATTGTCGTCATCCTCCGGATTGACCATCAGGGTTTGACCTGCCAGTCCTTCAGCTCCGGACATACGGATAGAATAGGTCCATTCCCGCCGGGCGTTCATCTGCGGCAGGTAACGTTCGAGAATCCAATAGCGCCGACCTTCGAAATCTGCATAGTCATATACTTCGAGCGCTATACACTCGAACGCAGTAAAGGAGACCGCCAGAATACTCTCTTCCTGAATACCACAGGAACAGGCCCCATTATCTCCGGGAGCGACCGATAATTTCAAACGTCCGTCTTTTGAATATATTCCGAGTTCCATTCGAAGATTGTTTGAACGTTATTTTCCTGTTTGCTGAACGGGGCCGAAAAACGTAGGTTTCGGCTCGCGGAACTTGACTGAGAAAGATGCTGCGATCTCTCCGTTGCCGAATGGGATCAACTGTGAATAATCCGAGAATCCGACGGCGTAAACCCGAAATTCCATTCCCACATCGGCGAGCCGTAGTGTCAGATAGCCGTTGTCTCCCGATTTGAGGAAGTTCACGAATGCGACATACCGAGAAAGGAAGGCCGTATCGTCCGGGGCCGTAATGGCGAACCTGAGCATGATATCCCGGGCATCGAACGCCTGCGTCAGCGTATCCGGTGTCCGTACGCCGTTTTCCTCCCGAAACGAGACCTCGGGTTGTTCCTTGAGCGTCGGCGGTGCAAGCAGTGAGTCGTAGTTGTCGTGTCGGTCCTCGGCTGTCTCTGCAAGGAAAGCCCCGAAGCGGGCATATACGTCCGTATCATTGATGAAAAACAATCCTTCGAGTACTTCCATGTCAGTTTACCTTTAGGCCGTCGCGACGTATCGCTTCGAGCAGTTCATATATTTGGGGTAGCGATCCCGTATGTCCGGCGATTGTTTGCAGTGCGTTCAACGACTGGCCGAGCACCGGAACGATTCCTTCGAGGTTGTCGTCGAAATTCGCCGAATGAATCTGGATCGACGTAACCAATCCTTCGACTCTGGAAAACGATTCCTGCGACACGGTCTGCATCGCTCCGGATTTACCGCTCTGTTGCGTGGTATTTTCCATGCTGTCTATGGAGATACCGCTTTCAGCTGCTATGCGACGAAATTCGGCCCATAGCTTGTTGAATTCATCCTGTTGTCCGAGCGCATCGGTCATGAGTTGCTGCATGGCTTCGGACCATTTCGAGAACCGTTCTTCGTCGGAATAGCTTTCCCTGTTTATCTCATCGAAACGTTTTTCCGCATCCTCGAATACCTGTCCGAGGGTGTTCGAGTAGATCATATCCTTGGCCAGTTTCCGCATGGCCTGTCCTACGCTCTCCACGAACGAGTCGGCCGCATCCGTACCGTTCTCGAACGCATCGACCAAGGCATCGGTCAGTGTATTCCCCAAATCTCCAAATATGTCCTGCAGATAATCGTTTACCGCACCGATGGCCTCCTCGTAAGTTTCCCAGTCGTCGACCAGAGACTGCAGCAGCTCCCGGTTTGCATCCGACAGATGCTTAAAGGTATCTCCACCGTTCTCGACGAACTCCTTGAGCGCCTCCATGTTGAGCTCCCCGTCGTCGAACAACTCCGGAACAAGGCTTCCCAGCGACTTGTATTTGGCCGAACGAAACCAGGTCGAGTGGCGGGTCTGCACCTGCATGTTGTAGACCGAGTCGGCAACCGTTTCCCAAGTCTTGGCCACCTTATCGAGGTTAGCCAAACCCGTGGAGCCTTTGCTGAACGACTCGAAGACCTCCTTGCCGCGGGTCATGATCTGCTCCTGTGTTTCGCTCAACCCATCCAGGGCTGTCCGCACGGCCTCAACATTCTGCCTGTAACGATCGTAGAGCCGATCTCCGAAGATCGAGTCGTAGGTGTCCGAATTGATCTTCGACCGCTCCTTCATGATGCGCAGCTCCTCATTGAACTCCCGGGCCAGCCGCAGGTTACGCTCCAACGAAGTCTCTCCGCCTTTGAAAAGGCTGAAAATGGATGTCAGGGCACTGACTCCAGCTGAAATACCTCCCAAAATACCCGATGCCATGCCAAGTTTATTTCCGTTTGACTTCGCCGTGCGGTAGGCTTGGATGGCATTGACCATCTGCAACGTCGAGGCGGAAACCTTGCCTGCTACCGAAATGATTTCTCCGGCGGTGCCCCCGATGGCTTCGCCGACCTCATTGAATGTATCGACGACATCCGTAAGCACACGGTGTAGTTCCGTCCAGGAGGTCGTGTCCATAGCTCTTTCCTCTTCCTCCTTCTTTTTGGCGTTCAATTCAGCGCGCCTTTTTTCAATCTTCTGTTTCGCTGCCTGTAGTACAGCGATAGCATTATTGTCGCCGGGAATTTCGCCCTGCAAGTTTTCCAACTTTTCCTGGACTTCGATCAATAGCTCATCCAGTTTCTTGACCGAGGCCGTAATGATCCGATTTGACCAGGTTTCGAACTCCGGAAATTGTTCGGCAAAACGTTCCGTGAAGTCATCAAGAGCCTTTTGTTTTGCTCGACGAGCGATCTCTTGGTTTTCCGGATTCGCTGCGAGTTTGGCAATCTCCGCATCGTATTCCCGCGCAATCCGCAATCGTCCCTGCTGGTAAGTTTCGTATTTTTCCAGCAACTTATCGAACGATTCGGTCTCTTTGCGATCTACCTCTGCCAACTCCTGGTCCCGGAGTTCAACCGCACCCGCCACTAAGGCGTCCGTTTCGGCCATCACCGACTTCTCAGCATCGGAACCGATGTTCGCACCGGCAGTGCGCAGTCGTTTTATGAGAGCGAGTGTTTCGTGTTCCTGCGTCTCGTATTCCCGGCGTTTTTTCTCGTAATTCAGACGGATTGTCGCCCTCTCCTTGGCGAAGCCGTCCTCCATCTGCGCTACGGACTGTTCGTCGATTTCTTCCCTGAATTTTCGTTGTGCTTCGGCATATTGTCGGAGAAGCGGTTCTACCGAGCCGGAGCCAACGGTCTTTCCCGATATTGTGTCAGCAGACAGGATTCCGGCATTTTCGAGTATCTTGTTTCCGGCCTCCTCTTCGGATCGCTGTATCTGCAGCAGCGACGACGCATAATTGTCGGTTTCGGCCTTGAGCTTACGGAGCTGTGCTGCTTCGTCCTCGAACGATTTGGCCCGCTCCTCCGCCAGTTCCGAGGCGCTGCGGGCTCCGAAGCGGGTATCCGCAGCATAAGCCGTCATGTCGATCTCCTCGTTTTTACGAACATCTGCAGCTTTATTCTCCAGCTCTTGGGCTTTGATTTCGTATTCGAGGCTTTTCTTGTATTGCTCGGCGGCGAGTTGCTGGGCCGCCACAGCCCGTGCCCGTCGTTCGAGGGATGCGACGAACGCATCGGTATTAGTCACCAGCAGGTTCTCGGCATCGTGCACATTACCCACTGAGACTCCGAGTTTGTCGAATTCGGACTTGTTGTCTTCGATGAATTTTTTCCGGGTTTCGAGATCGTCTCCGAGGGTTTTCCATGCGGCACTCAAAGACCGGACCGCGGCGACCTGTTTGCCGTAATCCGCGGCATCGGCGATCATCGTTTCATTCACTTCGCGTTGTGCATCGGCCATGGTTCGTGCGGCGGCCTCGCCCCGGAACAAACTCGAGACGAAATTTCCGATCTCCCTTCCGTAAGCGACGGACAGGGCTATCCCTACGGCCATGAGCGTTTGGAACGATCCGATGGAAGACAACACCTGTTTCCATACGGGAGTTGCTTTTTGACCACTTGCCGTCAGCATCTCGTATTCACGCCGCGCTCGGGCTAACTCGTCGGTGAAGATCGGCAGGTTGTTCGAGATGGCCATGAAAAACATCTGCGGGCCCATGGACAATACCGGCAGCTCACGGGCAAGCTGCTGAATCGACATGTTCAATCCATTATAGGTCCTTACGGCCTTCGGAGCGCTTGCTGGCACCAGATCGGTGCTTTGGGCCGTTGCCTGCAGAGCCTGAAGCTGCCGCTTCAGGCTCTCGATCTGACGGATATTCTCCGTTTGATCCATCTGCGGGGTTTGAGAAATGACGTTTTGCAGACGGGCGATCTCGGCTTCCAAAGCCTGAATGCTCTTCTTCGTCTCCGTGGCGTCCTTCTCCACGCCGTCGATCCCGCCTGAGACTTTGGAAAGCCCCTGGCGGGTATTGTTCTTGACAAGGAATTCGATCTCGACGGGTTTCATTACAGGTTCAGTTTCGATTGAAAGAGTTGTGCGGTATCGGGGCTTTCTTCCGGAGACGTCACACCCGTGCGCTTCGCCGGGAGGGTTTCATAATGCGGCGCATCGGCCAGCATCATCGCAAGGGTCTGGAAGTTTACCTTCCACAGAATATAATGCAGAGTCCATCCTGTAGCCGACGCGATCTGCCAGACGATTCCGAAGGGGCTATGAGAACTTTCGTAAACAGTTCTTAACTCCCCTTTCCTGCTCTTGTGGGGCGGCTCGTCTCGTACCGGAAGGGATTTATCCTTTCGGCCGATTCGATAATACTCGTAAAATCCCGTGTTCCCCGCATCTTGCGGAACCACCGCTGCGCCTCGATCCGATATTCGGGCGGAACCTTCCAGCGGATGAGCCATGCCACGAGCGGTGCCAGCAGCATTCCGGAAAGATATCCCCGGCATATCGTCAGCGCCAGCATCAGCGAAAGTCTCTTTGCATGCTGGCGGAAAAATATACGCTCTTCGTCTTCGGAGAATGCGGCCCATTGCTGCGCCGTAATCCCCAGTTTCAGGTAGTGGCGCACGATGCGCATCTGACCTCCCAGGCACGGGCGGCGCATCGTCACCCGCAGGACCCATTCGTGCCTCCGCGGCAGGCGGATACGGAGCAAAGGCAGCAGAATCCCCGCGTCGAGCAGGGCTTCCGCCGCCTCCAGTTCGACATTGCGTTTCATGGCCTAAGCGTTGGGCTGCGAGAGCGACACGGTAGCCTTCGTTTCGGGATCAGCCTCCAGAATGAACTCCAGACTTCCGGAACGGGGAGATTCCCCGTAGTTGGTCTCGGCGATCACCGTGACACGCCCGTTGACAATCTCTACCGAGAATCCTTCGGGAACGGCTCCCACGGAGAACGGTCCGGATGCCTCGATGTCGACGGTCTTGCTCCCGCCGGCCTGTTCGAAAGTGAGCGATGTCGGTTCGGCCTCGATGAACGGCTCCGTAGGCAGAATTGAACCGGGAGAAGATCCGTCCTTCGGCGCCAGGACTTTCAGTCCGAATTCGATGCCCAGCACGTTTTCACCGCCCAGTCCGCCGCGGATCTTCGAAGCGCGCAGCGATACACGCTTGAGTTTTACGGTCTTGCCCGTGCCGACCAGAATACGTACGTCACCCTCGATACGCATCGAATTGGCGGGCATCTGCCACTCCTCACCGACGACCTTCCCGCCCATCAGATCCACGCAGTTCTGGGGGACCATCTCGATCATCTTTCCGGTGATTTCGTTCGTCGCGGCACGCGTTTCGATGTCCAGGACAGGATTGGTACGGATCTGCGCGGCCCACAGCTCGACAGTCTGGGCATCCTCGCCGCTCCAGTCGAGGCCTTCTTCGGAAATGTTGCCGATACGCTTGCCATTGAAATAGACGGCGTCGAGCAGCATCAGGTAGCCATCGTTACGTTGAATTACAGATCGTTTAGACATAATCAGAATATTTTAAAAAGTTTTTCGAATAGGTTTGTTTTGCGGGCCCACCATCCACCCAGGCAGCCTGCCGCGAGTCCGAATGCGAACCACCAACCCCGGTGCGAAGACGTACGGGTCCGCTCTTCCGAGGTGCGTGTATGGTCCGAAAAAGCGATCTCGGCGAGCAAGTCGTAGGCTTGTCGAGCCTCCGAAAGCCGTCTTTCGAGGGAGTCGATCCGTTCGGACTGCCGTGCAGCCGTCGCTTCGAAATATTCCGTACGGCGGGACAGCGAATCACAACGGGCCAACAGACGGAGGGTATCTCCGTCACGGCGTGCTTCGAGAGTCAGCTGTCCGTCGCGTGCCGTGAACGATGCCCCGTCAGGAAGCCTACGGAGGTTCTCTTCCGTCAAGTTCACCCGGGCCGTCCGCTGCGGCACCGGTTCCGTCCGCACCGAGCGTAGAATCGAGTACTCTGTCTGCTGCAGGGTCGTCGCCGTTTGTGTCGTCTGCATGTCGGCAATTCGCTCTGCGACGTGTATGCTCCGTGCGGAGTCTGTTCGAAACTCCGTCCTGCCGCGGATCGTTTGCTTCGTCGGAGCGCACGCCGCCAGCAGAAGCGCGGCGAGCGGCAGAAGTCGTCTTGTCTTCATAACCGGTCTTTTTCCCGATGGCTTTCCGGAGGCGTTCGACCTCCTTGGTCAATCGGTCGATGCGCACGAGCATCTCTTCCTGGTTGGCCTTGAGGTCGACGTTCTCCCTACGCAGCAGGACGTTCTCCTTGAGAATCTCCTTGTTTTCGTTCGACAGCAGGTTGATCGAATCCTGCAGTTCCCGGAGGAAGTCGTTGTTCCGTTTGCGGCGGGAAAAGATCCAGGTGAAGACGCTGCCGAGGAATCCGCCCGGAAGGGCAAATGCCAGTATTTGCATCCAGAAGTTATCCATCGTTGAATCGTTGAAAAGGTCTTTACACTCGTTCGAGCATGCGGGCAATCGACGAGATCAGATCGGCATACTCGGCCGGGTCGGCCGTGCAGTAGCCGGCCTTGGCGATCTCGTAGGCGAAACGCGCCACATCGTTCTTATAATCCATCGCCGGCAAATAGCGGCGGGACGAGAGGATCGCGGCATGGTCGCGAACGGCCTGCTCGAGGGTATCGTAGTCGCGGAAGTCACGGTCTACTTCGTAGCGGAAACGCCCGTCGCGCAGCGGCGTGATTGAATACACCTTTTTGAACCTGCCGCCCTGCCGATCGTCGGGGAAGTATTCGAATGTCCGTACGGTCTGCCGTCTACCCGTCCATTTGTCGCCGGCCGTGATACCGAAGAGGTTGTTGCCGATGGACGAGTCGCCCCATCCGCTCTCGAGCGCGGCCTGCGCCGCCACGAACAGGGGATCCAGCCCCGTCTCGGCGCAGACTCGCTCGATAGCCGGATAGTAATGGCGTTTAAAATCCGCGGGTTTCATAACTATGCGGAATAGGCTGCCTGTTTGACTTCGAGGTTCTTGGTCACCCCACCGAGTTTCACGGTTACCGATCCGGTGCGGGCTTCGCCTTCTTCTTCCTGTGCGGGAACGACGACCTTGAACTGTCCCTGCTCCTTGGTAGCCGTGATCCACGCCGCGGATGCCGTTACTGACCACTCCTCCGAGGATGCTTCGACTTTCACGGTCTGGGTACCCCCGTCTTTGGTGAATTCCGTGAGTGTCGTGGGCGTCAGCTTGACCGTCCGCGTGTCGAGCAGGACGGCGAGCTGTCCCCACACGATGTTGGTGTCGATCTTCATCAGCATCTTGAAGAAGAACCGTTCTCCAGCGTTGGTCACACGGTCGACCTTGATGGCCGTGGTATCGGACACCAGGTTGCAGGCGGCCCAGAGATTCGAGTCGATGTCGAGGCTGGCGACTGTCGCCACGATCACTCCGTCGGGCCAGTTTGCCAACCCTTCGATGCGCTTGCCCTTGAACCGGGGCGCATTGACGGCCGTGGGGTCTTTGCCTTTCGACGAATCCGTGATTTCATCGTCGTAGGCATCGAGGTCGTTGGCCGACATCAGGAAGCAGAAGTTGGGGTTGTTGCGCATCGCCGCAGGAACCTTGGCCCATACGGCACGCAGGCGTCCGAGCTGCTTGGTCGACGTCGTGGTGGCCTTGATTGTCTCCGAGTCGGTGAAAATGCGTGTCAGAATGCCGTTGAAGAACTGGTCCTCGCCGTCGCCCTGCACGCCGTTGATGAAATGGTAGCCCAGTTCGTTCTTGGCGACCTTGGCGATTTCGAGCAGCATCTGCTCCTGGACGTTGGACGGGAGCTCTCCGAAAACCAGTTCACCGGTAGGCTGAAAGGGCTTCCAAAACTTTTCGAACGAGCGCGGATTGAACTCGGTGTAGGCCATTACGTCCTGCGGCTGCAACACGCGTTCGTCGATAGTGAATTGACCTTTCGAGTTCGCCTCCGTAGGCTGTTCGACGCGTTTCTGGAGGATCTTCGAGAGCTGCATGCGCGGGATCGAATATTTGTCGCTCACGTTCTGCTCCATATGGATGAGTCCGCGCTCGAACAGTTCGTTGCCCGTGGTCACCAGCGTCAGCAGGCGGTTCAGAAACTCACCGCCGTAGTTGGTTTGAATAGAGGGGTTCTGTGCCATAATCGTATGAATTTGATGTTTTGGGGAATCAGCGTCCGAGACGTTTGCGGACCTCTTCTTTGCGCTCCTCGAGGGGATCGGACTGCACCCCGTCGCTTTTGTCGAGTCGGTCGATGATGCGACGTTTGGGCTTCAGCGAGTCGAAGTACGCCCGGGCCGTCGCTTTGTTGGCCCGCAGCATCGCCAGCGCGTTATCCTTCTGATCCGCGGGGATGCGGCCGTCCTGAACATATTCATCGGCCATGTTGCGGATCTCTGCATCCTCGGCTTCCTGCTCCCTGCGGATGAACTCTTCGTTTTCGGCTTTCAATCGGTCGCGCTCTTCCTTCAGGGCGTCTCGCTCGGCCCGCAGAGTCTCCGCTGTGGCAGCTTGGTTCTCCAGTTCGGCCACTTTCTCAATGGCTGCGGCCTCGTCGGCGCAATCAATGAAGCGCGGACGGGCCTTGAGTTTGTTGAACATAGTCTTGTCTTTTGAAGTTTGTGTTTCGAGTGAATTGATATATCGCTGCGTATAGGCATCGCAGATCTGCCGGGGAGTTACTCCCGACGGTGCCATATCATCCGGATCTTCAGTACCGAATACCTCGTCGACAAACCCCAGGCGCAAAGCCTCGGAAGCCGTCAGCCAATGGTCTTTTCCGTCGAAATAGGAGCTCCGGATCTGTTCGGTGCTCTGTCCGGTTCGCTGTGCGTAGATGTCGCACAGGATCGCTTCGAGTTGTTCCATCTCCGCTACGTGGTTCCGGATCTCTTCGACGGTTCCTTCAGCATATCCCCGAACCGAATGGATCATCAGACGGCCGTTCGAGGCGATCTTCACTCGACGTCCGCAGCCGGCAATCACAGAGGCAGCGCTGGCTGCCAAGCAGTCGATGTAAATAGTGATGTCCGCCCGCGAAGCGCGCAGGGCATTGAAGATCGCCAACGCGGCGTACACTTCGCCGCCGACGCTGTTGATACGCACGTCGATCCGGCGGCCTTCGCTCTCGGCTGTCATCAGCTTCTTGACGATGTCCTCGGGTTGTATGCTTCCCCAGTCCCCAATGTCGCCGTAGAGCATGATGCAACACTCGTCGGTGCCGTCGATGATGTCCACGATTCTGTGCTCCATGATACGTTAGATTTTGCCGCAAAATTGAGCGCTATTTCATCGCTTTGCAAACCGACAAAACATGATGAAACTTTATAAATCAATAATATGATTATAAAATTGGTTTGCTGTTCCAGCAGTTTGAATCCCTCCTTTTTAGATGTCATTTTTGCATCAAAATCCGACGACAGATGAGTGCGATATCCCGACAACAGCAGAAAGAATTCGCTCGTACGCTTTACCTGCGCGAAAACCTCACGCAGGCCGAGATCGCCGAACGTGTGGGCGTCAGCCGCCAGACTATCATCCGTTGGATGGCCGCCGAGAAGTGGGATGAGTTGAAAGCATCGATCTCCATGACGGCCGAAGAACAGATTCGCAACCTGCACCGGCAGATCATCGAGATAAACACTACGATTCTCAACCGGGAAACGGGAGAGCGTTATGCCAACGCCAAGGAAGCCGACACGATCGTCAAGTTGACAACGGCGATCAACAAATTGCAGACCGAGGCCGGAATCCATGAGATAGTGGGAGTAGGAGCCTCGTTCATCGACTTCCTGCGTCCCGTGGATTTGGAGAAGGCCAAGGAGTTCACCCGATTGTTCGATGCCTTCATCAAGGCCAAAATGACGAAACGATGAAGCAGGTCGACCGTGATGCTCTCCGTTACTGGGATGAGCTCAAACAATCCGTCTACAACGCTACCACGATCGACGAGACCATGACTCAGTCCGAGATCGAACGGCACCGTATGCAGTTGGAATCCGACCCGCTGACATGGTTCCTCTTTTTCTTTCCCCAGTATGCCAAGTATCCTTTCGCCCCCTTTCAAGTGCGGGCCGTGCGCCGCGTGCTGGCACATCCGGAATGGTTCGAGGTTCGAAGTTGGAGCCGCGAGCTGGCGAAATCCACCATCGGGATGTTCGAAGACCTTTACCTTGCGCTGACACGCCGAAAACGGTTCTTCGTGATGGCCAGCAACACCCGGGAAGCCGCCGTGCGTCTGCTGATGCCTTACCGCGCCGAACTGGAGGCGAACCGCCGCATCAAACAATACTACGGGGATCAGCCGACGCTCGGGAAATGGTCGGAAAACTTCTTCAAGGCCCGCTGCGGCGCAACATTCATGGCCATAGGTGCCGGGGAGACTCCGCGAGGCGTCAAGAACGAGTCCGTACGTCCCGACGTGCTGCGCGTCGATGATTTCGACACTATTCCCGATTGTCTGAATCCCGATATTCTCGGTAAGAAATGGGCATGGTGGGAAAAGGACCTCTATCCGACCCGTTCCATCTCGGAAGGGACGCTGGTCGTGTTCAACGGCAACATCATCGCCGAAGACTGTTGCGTGAAACGGGCCGGAGCCATGGCGGACCATTGGGACATCGTAAACCTGCGGATGGTCGACTCCAAACGACCGAACGGAGTCGCAGATTACCGCGACGGACATTCCGTATGGCCGGAGAAGAACAGCGAGGAGATGATCTCACGCGTGCTGTCGAAGATGAGCTACGTATCGGCCATGGCCGAATATTTCAATACACCTATCGCCGAAGGCAAAATCTTCGAATGCCAGTTCTTCGGGAAGGTCCCGCCGCTCACGAGATTTCCCTTCCTGATGATCTATGGAGATCCCGCGCCGTCGCAGCGGCGCACTGCAGCAGGGGGATCGTATAAGGCCGTATGGCTCACCGGAATGTTCAACGATGTATTGTACGTCATCAAAGGAAGACTGTTCCGCGGGTTGAACGACGATTTCATCAGCGCCTATTTCCATTTGTTCCGATATGCCGGGGCAGGAACGAAGGTTCCAGTGTATTGTTTCATGGAGAACAACTCCCTGCAGGACCCATTCTTTCAACAGGTGTACAAGCCGCTGCTGGCGCTAAAGCGCCGGGAAACCGGCATCAATCTCTCGATCCTACCCGACACGGCGATCAAGGGCGACAAGGCCGCACGCATCGAAGCCAGTCTCGAACCGCTCAACAGAGCCGGGCAGCTCGTATTCAACGAGGCGGAGAAAGACAATCCCGACATGCAGGAGCTCGTGAAGCAGTTCCGACTCTTTTCGATGAAGCTCTCTTATCCGGCCGACGGCCCCGACTGCATCGAAGGCGGTTTCCGCATGATACGCAGCAAACGAAGCGTCCTCGCTCCTGTAACGATCGTGGCAGCGAAGGACTATCTGATCAACAAACACCTGATTTGACATGGCTGAATTCATTACCCCCGACGACTATGATGCCACCGTGCATCGGGAGATTCTCGACTCCTTGGTTCGCGAGGACCGGAATGTTATCGAGATCTGCGAAGACCGCGCGATCGACGAGATGCGCTGTTATATGTCGCAGGTATACGACTGCGACAGCATCTTCTCAGCACGCGGAGAACAACGCAGCCAGCTCGTGCTCATGTTCGCCCTTGATATCTCCGTGTATCACATCTTCTGCATCCATAATCCGCACAACATGTCGCAGATACGCATTGACCGCTACGAACGGGCCGTCGAGTGGCTGAAAGGAATTCAGAAAGGGCAGATACGTGTCGACGGGCTTCCTTCGGCTTCTGTTGCCGAAGGGGAAAGTCCCTCGACGCCTTATCTGGTGTCGAGCAATCCGAAACAACATAATTTCATGTAAGCCATGACCCGAAAGAAAGACAAGAAGGTGACCGTGGGCTCCGGGCAGGCTCCCGCGACGATCATCCTCACGGCGCCCCAGATCGGAGGTGTGGATATCGCCTCCTACATGCGTGCGATCCGCGATGCCGACCGGATCGACTTTCCCGACAGGGTGCGCCTATACAACCTTTATATCGACCTGCTCAATACGGATGCGCATCTCAATGCCGTAATCAACAAACGTCGGGCGGCGTTGCTTGACCTGCCGGTCGTCTTCCGCCGCAACGACCGTGTCGACGAGGCGATGCAGGAACACCTGCGGTCCCCTTGGTTCGGAAACTTCATCCTCGACATCCTCGACGCGAAACTGTGGGGGTTCTCGCTCTTCCAATTCCGGCGCGACGGCGAATGGATCGACTACGACCTGATTCCACGCAAACATGTAGATCCCGTACGGCGTTTGATTGTCAGGCGCGAACAGGACATCACAGGCGACAGTTGGGACGAATATGCGGATCTGCTTTTCGTCGGGAAACCCCGCGATCTGGGATTGCTGGCGCAGGTGATGCCTTATGCCATTTACAAGCGCAACTGCCTGGGGTATTTTGCTCAGTACACGGAACTGTTCGGGCAACCTCTGCGGGAAGGGACGTACGACATATACAACGACGAGGCGCGCCGGGCCATGCTCCGCGACCTGACGGCGATGGGCGCCAGCGGAATATTCCTACATCCCGAAGGCACTGAGCTCAAGCTGCACGAGGCATCCCAAAAATCCGGAAGTGCTCAGCTCTACGAGACCCTGCTGGACTACTGCGACAACGCAGAGAGCAAGGCTCTGCTGGGAAACACCCTCACCACGCAAACCGACGACACCGGGACGCAGGCACTCGGAACCGTACACAAGAACGCCGAGGAGGCCATAAACCACATGGACCGACTCTACGTGCTGAACGTGCTGAATTACGACATGACGGAGATTTTCGCCGCGATGGGCATCGACATCGCAGGAGGAAGATTCGAATACGAACAGCCCAAGAACATCGACCTGACGGCACGAATCGGTATCGACCGTACACTACAGGCCATGGGGTTGCCCATCGGAGACGACTATCTCTACGAAACCTACGGCGTGGAACGCCCGGCCGACTATGCCGAGATGAAGGCACGAATGTCGCAAAACCGCGCCACGGAAGTCATAGAGGCTGCCGGAGCATTTCCGCAAAACCGCATGACACCGGGATTCTGGAGCCGCATGCGCGATTTTTTCGGCTCCGCCCCCGACCGCGATGCGGGGGCTTCAGGGTGGTAATGGAAAGTCTGTACGGAAATGCGGTCGCGAAAACTGCGGAATCTTTCGACTCGACGGTTCTGATGCGGATGCTCCGCGACATCTACGAAAAGAAATTCGATCCCCGAACGGAGATCAATCGCGAAATGTTCGAAGAGGTATGGGACGAATTCAACCGCGCCGTAACGGACGGATACGGCAAACCTGCCCATGCGGAACCGGGATTCGACTTCTATCAGGCACTGCGCCGCAGCAATGCCGTGTTCTCTGCTTTCAAGGTGCACCGCATGCAGAACGATATGGCAGCGCAACTGCTCGATGCCGACGGAAAGCTGAAATCATTCGAGACGTGGCGTCGGGACATCGCACCGATCGCCGACCATCAAGTAGGAAGCTGGCTCCGCACCGAGTACGACACGGCCGTGACGCGGGCGCATCTTGCGGCTGACTGGCAACAATTCGAAGCCGAAGCCGACCTGTTCCCGAATCTGGAGTGGCTCCCGAGTACCAGCGCGGAGCCGCGACTCGAACACATGGCCTTCTACGGTCTGATTCTGCCGATACACCACCCATTCTGGCGGGAATATTTCCCCGGGAATGTCTGGGGATGCAAATGCGGTATCCGGTCGACCGATGCCCCGAGAACCCCCGAAGAGCGGATTCCTGTCGCATTGTCCGGAAGCGGCGCCGCTCCCGGGCTCAACGAAAATCCGGCCTATACGGGCGAGATCTTCAGCGGCACGCACCCGTACTACACCGAAGCATTGAAAGGCGCCCGAAAAGCCGCGGAAGTACTCCTCGACGAGATATTCCCCGATTATGCCGATGTGAAGGTCGTGCCCCGACACACCGAAGAGTATACAGCACGCGTGAAGGAGCTGCGGAGGTTGGCCGGCCCGCTCCGGGAAAAGCCGCTGACGAATTCCGAATTCGGACGTTCGATCGAAGTGACTATGCGTGGCATCAAGGAATATCTGAACCAGCCGCATGCGCACTATGCGCACAAGAACGAACTGCTGTTGAACATGCGGGAGGTCATGCGGCGGGCCAGATACATGGGGGCCGTGCCGAATTTCAAAGAGGTGCCCGGTCTGAAACGTTCGCATATCTTCGAGATCCGGATTTTGGGAGACAGGAGTTGGATCGTCGTGCGCGAGACCACGGACGGACAGATTCTGTTTTACAGCATATCGGACTCCCCGAGGATTCTGGAGGGTGTGAAAAAGTGACGACCCCGAAACCATTCTCGCGGAACTACAATCCGCGCCGCAGGTCTCGAGGCCGTCGTTACAATGCAAAAATAAGATGTTTTTCGACGGATTCCAAATAATTTTTCGAAATCCGTTCAAAGAGCGATAAAATGACGATAGAACAACTCCGAAAAGAACTCAGACAGTTCCAAACCGCGGCCCGAAAGCTCCTGCGCGACGAAATGCCCCCAATTATCGGGCGGCTGGCCGTGAATCACTACCGGGAGAATTTCCGGAAGGGCGGGTTCGTTGACAGTGCACTCGAACCGTGGCCCGTCACCCGGCGACAACAGTCGGGAGGGAAATTCGCGGCACAACGCTACGGGCCATTGTTGAGCAGCCGCAACCACTTGATGAAATCGACCCGCTACGAGACGTCCGCTTTCCGGACCCGCGTGTTCAATGACGTGGACTACGCCTCCATCCACAACAGCGGAGGCGTGACGCATCCGACCGTTACGCCGAAAATGCGGCGCTTTGCGTGGTACCGGTATTTCGTGGCCGGGGGCGGCAAGACGAAAGCGCCAGACCGGACCGAGGCGAACGAAACGGCGGAAATGTGGAAAAGACTTGCGCTGACGAAGAAAACGAAGCTGACGGTGCGCATTCCCAAACGGCAGTTCATCGGGCCGAGTGCCGCACTTACCCGTCAGATACTCCACAAAGGAGAAGAGAAACTTCTTAAAATCATGCCGAAATGAACGAAGTATTGACCGAACTGATCGCACGCTTGGGGCAGAAAGTTCCCGAGCTGCGCTTGATCGACGAGGATTACGGACAGCTCGAACCGAATCCCGGTGACCAATATCCCGTGGTATTCCCCTGCGTGCTGTTAAGTGCCATAGGAGTAGAATGGGCCGATATGGGGATACCGGGACCGAACGTGCAGCGCGGAACGGCCGAGATCACCGTACGGCTGGCCATCGACTGCTACGACGACACACACGCCGGGTCGGGAACCACCGACCGGATCGCCGCCCGGGCACAACTGAACCGTCGCGTGGTGAAGGCTCTGCACGGGTACCGCCCCAAAGGCTCCATCGGCCCGATGTCGCGGGTACGCAGCGACAGCTCCACGACGGTCTATAACTGGAAGATTTACGAAACGACGTTCCGATGGACCGCGAAGGACGACCTCGGAAAACCCGAATGACGACTATTCGCCGGCGAAGAGCGCCAACTGGGCCGCCGTGATGCGCGGCTTGCGGACCTTCGGGACGGGCTGCACCTTCAGTTCCCGGCATTCGCGACACGCCTGGCGGATGATCGCCATGATGCGCTCCTCGGAGAGGAAGAACTCCTGCTCCGAGAGGATTTTCAGCGCGTCGTCGAAGCGCAGGCGCTGCAATTCCGTCCAGTAGTAATACCGGCGGATCAGCGCCGCATTGCGCTGCTCGATCAAGTGTTTGTTACGACCGCGGGGCATGGCTTCGAAATCAAAGTATCCTCCCTGCAAAGATACGATTTTTGTATCTTTATTTTTCGAATATATTCAGTTATTTAACAAAAACCGCCGGATCAAATCCGGCGGTTCAACAATTTATCGGGAATGGCTTAATGTTCGGTCATCCTGCGGGCCGTTTCCCATGAAGGCATCATGTCCCCGAGCAACTGCGGAAGGTAGGCGAAGCCGTCCTCCGGGCAGTTGTTTTGATCGACGAGGCTGATCAGGTAGCTGATCTCCTCGTGCAGTTTCATCCAGCTTTCGACGGGATTGCCGCCGGTATGCACTTCTATCACGTAGCTGTCATGCTCAAAGCGTACCATTCGAACCTCCTTTCTCGACAGTTAGTCGTACGGGCTGCGCTTTGCGCAGCAGTTTGCGGAAATCGGACATGAACGCTTCGCGGCGCTCTTCGTGGCGCACCTGCATGATCTCGGCGTAAAGCCGGAACAGCTCGCCCTCGGTGACCATATAACGTTTGCGGATTTTATTGTGTCCCATGATGATTTACTTGTTTGAAGGTTCAACGGTCGGATCGGTGTTTGCGGGCATTCTGATTTCCCAAAGAACCTCCGCTACCGCGGTTGAAATGCACCGCAGGAAGCCGCAGCGGCGCGGGTAGCGTCGCAGATTCGCTCGTGAGCAGTTGCGCCATCTCGCGCGGAGAGCAGTACAGACGATCCGCTTCCCGGTTGGCCTGTGCCCGCTTGTAAAGAGCCATCAGGATTCTGCTGCTCTTCTGTCCGCCGTTCAGAACGCGGCTTACGGTCTGACGCGATACCCCCAATTCCAAAGCGACGGCGATCTGGTCCCCTTGGTGAAGACTCTCGCCGATAAGCCACAGCAGGTGGAGAATATCCGCCGTGATCTGTTCCCCACGACGGGGATAACGTATTGATTCCCGTTTCCGGACCGATGGCAATTCGTAACGTCCCGTTCGGCGAAGAGTCGGCAAGACCTCTGAGGTCACCCACTTGCGGAAACTCTTCGCCTCGGGCTTGTTCGAGCGGAAAATAAGGTTGTAAAGACCTGATTCATTCACTAACCACATCTCACCTTGACGACCTAAACTTTTCTTAGCCCGTTCGTCATCATCGAGCATCTGGATAGCTACGGACGGATTTGTATGCCCTAAAACGTCGCAGACATCCTTTGCGACGAAATAAGGCTGCCCGTTGAGTATGACGGTACGCACCTGTTGGTTCGAGGCGTTGAACGTAAACGCCTGCGGCAGTAAGTTGCCGGCTTCATTCTTATCGGTAGTCATAGAATAAGAATTATGATAAAGAGAACGCCCCCGTAGATGTGACTACCACATATACGCAGGGCGTGAATGCTGGCCGGTCGTTTCCTCCCGACCCATCATAGGGGCGTTCCTTTATCGAGTCAAAATCGTTTTTTTGATCTTTGCCCTCGATTGTATATGTAGTAAGCAAGGGCAAATATAGAAACAAATTTCAAATCGAGCAACTGCCGTTCAAATTATTATTGTTTTTCGAATACCATACCGCGTTCATCCGTCATCTTATCTCCGTTTACGGATAATTGCATGGTTGCAGTTTCTCCATCCATAGAAACTTTACACGTTACCGTTGGCGGAACATAGCTATACGTTCCTACGGCTTCTCCTTGATCCGTCGTCGTTGATCCGCTTTTTTCCAGATAGACATAAACGCATTTACCGTCACGTTGGAACTCAATGGCTTCAATCCATAGTAAACCGTTCGATTTTTCCTGATGAACCCAAAATGTTCCTTCAAGCAATTCATTTTGTACGTTGTCCTCATTGTCATCCGAACAACCTACGGTCGAAATGGCAATCATGGCCAGGAATAAGAAGAAAATCTTTTTCATAATGAATTTAAGTTTTGGTTATACAGGGCAAAGTTATGAAATTCCCCCCCCCAACAAATCTTTCGTGATTTTTGTTCCCGGCGGCGGAATCGAACCGCCGCAGAAAACCGTTCGGGATTATTCCATTGCGGCCATGGAAAGTGGGAGCGTCTGTTTTACGCCCTTCTCATCCTTATATGATACGGAGATGAACTGACAGGTGTCCACAGGTCGGTATGCGCTTTGGATGATGTCTGTGGCTTCGATAAGTTGGGGATACCCCGATCTGCGGGCGATCTCACGCAACTGGAGTACTCGACTGGCCTTGAGGTTTCCCTTGCGGTCCTTCGCCAGCAGGTTCATCACCATCTCGGTCAGGGCTGCCGAGTCGGCATCCTTTGCCAGCGAGCGGATGAACTCCTTGACCTTTGCTACGCCTACCTCTACCGTATCGTCCCAGCCGTCGTTGGTCCGGTTGCCCAAAGCGATGGTCAGCCGACCGTCGGAAGTGGTGAACTGGTCGCTGTGACGGTCGGATTTGGTCCGGAATAAATCCTCCTTGAGCCGGATAAGCAACTCGGCATCGGCAAACACTTCGTCCTTGAGACGCCGCATTTCCTCGCTCAGTGTCTGTAGCCGAAAGAACTTCGTACGGCAGAACTCATCCACGGCGGACTTGTAGGCTGCGATGTCGTCTTCGCGTTTCTGTTTCTCGGCACGCTCTTCGGCCTCAAGTTGCGCCTTCAGTTCGGCGCGCTGCGCTGCTGTCATTTTCGAGATGTCCATATTACAAGGTTATGTTTATTTTCGTCACACACTCATCGTCACAAATTGCCCCCATGAAACTCACGCGTCTATGGGTTCCGATCTGCCCGCTGATTTTATCCAGGGGCAAATTGTTTTCATGTGCGAATGCACGGATCAGACTGTCGATCGTTTTTTCGAGTTGCATTTTGGCCTCGACGAGGGTTTCTACTGTGTTTTCCATAATTTTATTGATATAAAGGGTTTAGGTGTTTGGTTGATTCTGTCGCCGATTGTCGGGCGGCCTGCGATGCTTTCCATAATACCGAATCCCGGTGTGTTTTAGGAATCCAGTGCGGATATGAATCGGGTAGCGGATCATGGACGTAGATTCGCCTTTCGACAATTACTGGAGTTCTCCGACACGAGCAGCACCCGACCGTCAGCAGACAGCATAAGAAAAAGATTGTTTTCATTGTTTTTTCGAGGTTTTGCGAGAATCTCGCTATTTTTCAAATTCCACTGTGCAAAATTTGCACTTTCCTATCTTTCTGAATAGTTCGAACCAACGCCCGAACAGACACACGTCCCAATATCGCCGACGCCTCACAATACGCCGTCCTACGCAACACACGCATTCTTCTCTGCTTACTCTGAATATTGCCATATCCCGTCATTTAACCAATTCGAACTCGTATGCCACGACCCACGGATTCGATGCCCACGTTCCTCGGCCGGAAACCTTGTCGATCAGCGAGGCGAAGGCTTCGCGGGGAGTATTGAACCATAGTCCTGTACCCTTATGGTCGATATATCCATACATTCCAAGTATAGATTCTGCGTAGGCTTGTCTAATCCCCTCCTTCAGGCAATCGGCCTCCGAAATATCCTGCAACCGCTCGCACTTGATTCCGGTGATTCGTATTTGGTGGGGCATCAAATCTGCTCGGACGAACATTTTATTTCTCCATCCCGGTGTTCTATCCATCCCATCTACTGGAATGTCACATCCTGACGAGACCACATAATAATACCTCTGCGCCACGGCCACGATCTCGCCGACCTTGTAGTGGCATTTTACCTCCATAAGGCTCTCCCCGCCATTGGCGATAATGCTGACAAAGCCGTCAGGACAGATGCTGGCGTCTTCGATACGGTCTTCCGGCAGTAACTGGCCTCCCGAGATCACCCTCCTCGTCATGGTCTTTCGCCCCTCGATCACCGCCTGCGTCAAGTCGTAGCGGTCGTTGAACATTAACTTTTTCATATTCTCCCTATTTTTTTAAGTTTATTTCCCATCCAAGAAAACATATATCCTAAAGACATTCCCAAAAACGACCCTATAAGACATATTGCAAAGATTGTCGCGTAAATAGGGACGATGATCGCCCAATGAAAGAACATAAAACCGGGCGATAGTACAATACAGATAGCAATAAGTCCCTTTGCAGGCTTTTGCCTTCCGGACCAAATACGAAAGGACCATGAATTTAAAAATGGACAAACCCAGCGCAATTCAATTGCCCAAATGCCCAACTTATAGCTTCTACCGATGTCGATTAGTCCGTGGTGAAGAAGAAATCCTATCTCTTTTATATGTATAGTTTTCATTCCTCGTTCAGTTTTTGGCTAAATTCGTCGGCTATATTTTGGGGCATATTGCCTTGAAAAACGCCTTCCATCATTTCCTTGATAATCTTATGTGCTTTCTCACGCATCCGCTCCTCGGTTTCCCGCTCGGCAAGTTCTATCGCCATGTAGGCATTCTGCATTGTCACATACCCGCTATACGGATAGTCACACTCGTGATCGTATAAGAATTTTTCGGCTTGTACGCTTTTCATTTTCTCTTTTCTTTTAACTCCGCAACGCGGAGGAGGATATGATTTCTTATCGCTTCATTGACAAATTTTAATGCTCCGAAATAGCCCTATTTTATACTCAGGGAACCACACCATGCTATCTTTCTCCACCGGTATTCCCATTTCGATTAATCGCATCGACTGCTCGATGCTTGTTACTTGCTCTTTCATCTCAGTTGTTTTGTTTCGTATTCTTCTATCGTCTTGAATATCTGTAACGCCACTTGCGGGACTATGGCGTTTCCGCAGGCTTTGATCGATTCTCTGCACCACGCAGGAAAGGAGAGACCAGCCAGTTCTCCGGGAAACCCATCATTTCGGTCACATACAGGGGATTCAGTCGGGAACCCGTTCCAGTCAGGTATTCGTCGCTCTGCATCGCCTCTTTGGCTATTCCGCTCTTGCGATTGGCTTGACTGATTGGAAGGCTGGCATTCGTACCATCGTTTACCGTAGGTGTAGGCAGGAGACCTCTCTTCGCCGCAAGTGCGATTGTCGGTCGTTCAGTCGCTCCAAGAGACGGACTTCGGTTGATACGTCCCGATCCGGCATCTGTCGCAGTCGGGGTCGGTAACAATCCCAGCGGCATGAAAACCGTCTTGCCCTTCTCGCATCGTTTTAATCCC